TTTTGCATGAACTTCTTCGTTATAGACGCTAGGAGCAGGTGACCCATAAGGGCCACCTTATTGCTTCTGCCTCGACAGCTGTCGGGGCAAGGACCCACTCTTAGTGGATCCCCCGGGTGTAGAAGTCACAACACCAGGTCTAGTGCTACCGCTAGGATAGTTCGAAAGAAACTGCCATTTACCGCTGGTTGCCACGGCCGAGGTTTTTTGGTCCTTTTCAGGGGACGCCTCCTCCTCGGTGGGGGATGACTCTAGGGAAAAACTCCCTTCCTGATCTGAGTCACTAAGATCCTGCCGTTCGCCCTCAGAAACAGCAACGGTACTATTGAGCACTGTTGGGTTCAAGGCGAAGCCCAAACTGCAATCATCGCCTAAAGCCACATAAATGTGACCATTGGTGATGGCAGCGAACTCCGTCATGATCTCAATTGAGGGCAATGAAGAAAACGGTGACGAGTACATGGGAACCTCGAGGTACAGTCTATTATAATAAAAAGGAATCTCAAATTCAAGAACCTGATTAGTAGTAGTATTCTGCAACACGGTACCCCCTAGTCCAAGACCACCATCACTCGGGTGCAACTTCACACTTAGAAAGTCATTATTCCTCTGCTCACTGAACAGCTTGAATCGTAAACTGCCACGAAAATACTTGTACATACGCATCATACGAAAAAATGGTGTGTACAGATTACTGGCTGGGTACAAATACGAATTCAAGTTGACTGTGAGCGGAGTAGTAAAACTACCTACATAAGTGTAACGGTGCAACAAAGCAACGACGGACGACACGTGTTCTCCATTCTGCAATCGATCCACAACACGAAGGTTGGCCTTCATGAGCGGAGGAAAGGGCTCTGTGCGAAAGAATTCGCGGATGTCATAGGAAACATTGCCTACCTGGGCCTCAAACCGACGACCTCCAATCATAAGACTGGGAGTGTTAGTATCCTGAGTAGTCCCGTCAGTAAAAACGGAATTGATCTGGTTATAAGGCTGAGCAAACTCTATATCCTGGCCACCCGCTACCCACACGGCAACATAAACCGTGGACACCGAGGTTATACCAGTGCTAGTGATTGGTGAAAGCAACTCCAATCGAAGAACGCCGTTAACCTCAGTCTCCGTAGTGTTTGAAACGTGCGGAATTGCTACATTAAGCCAGTCCCACTGCTTGAAGTAGGGCACCACGAGCGTAGTGATAGTGTCACCAGTGACATCTACCACCTTGTTAATGACGTCTCCACTCTCATCAATAGGCACAGCACCAGAGACAGCTGAAGGGTTCCAGGAAATCCGAACCCTAGAGGAGACAAAAGAACTGCATGTGAACATAACCATATAGCGAATTGATCCGCGCCAAGTCTTGAAAAAAGAAGCCATGCCACCAAGATGCGTGGGCATGTACGTATATATGAGACTTGTTGAATTATACGAGTACGCGCAAGCGCTCGGATGAACGTTCGTGCTATAGATCAGGTATCCCGCAACATTTGAACTTGTGTAGGATGCGCTAGCCACCAAAAGAGATGGCATTTGCGCCCGACCCACAACACTAGCTTCCATGGGATCGCAATCGTATACCTCCTGCGAGTTACTCACCTTGTTCTCTGGGTCCATTGCGATCTTGGACGACCCATCAAGACCAGAGGTAAGTGCCAACGACCAACTCGACCTCGGAACATTGACGTCTGGGGCAACCAGACTCGTCGGGTAGTTGAACCCAAAGAATCTAGCCACCTTGGCGCCCAATCTCAAGCCTGTCCCGATTGCTGTACCAACCTCCCCAATGGCGGGTATCGATGACGTCAAAAACGCCAAGGACGCTCCCGCCTCCAGGGCGTTGGAGATCACCTTCTCCTCGGATCTGCCGCGCTGCTCTTTCGTGCTAGGGCCACCTTCCCGGATCGCTTTGACCGCCCCCTTGACACCGATCTCTCCAACCTGAACAGTAAATTTGGACTTCAAACGAAGCCTCCTCGACTGACTCTGGATATCAAAACCGGCAACCTGAGGGTCTACAAACTGCGCGAACACAGTCACAGTAACTGACGGAGTCGTATTGCTCACGTCAACCAATGGGTGCAAACAATAAACCACAATAGTCCCGAAAACACCCGCAGAGGCAGCTGAAGTAGTATCCATATCCCAATATAAATCAGGCGATGTATACTTCAACAGCACTTCGATAGTCTCCATAGTATTGGCTGACAGAACCTTGTGAGGCAGACAGCTAGCCGTGATCGTGGTCTGAAACGGATTGGCGAGTGGAGTCGTCACTGGTAGATAGTGTGGACACCAAGCGACAAGCAGCTTCCCTGCCATGAATTGTGTTGTATTGAGACGAAATGTTACCTTCACATGAGCGCGAAAGTACTTGAAATTGTCCAACTTGTCTACCACACTTGTCACCATGAGCATCTGAGGGAACTGCATGTACGCCATCACCGAATTGGGGGCAGTAGCCGAATTCCAATTGAACGAGAAAACCTCGTACGGTCGAGACAAGATGTCAGACAATCCCTGATCTGGGAATGGGTCCGAAGCATCATATACCCTAGGTAACGAAAGTTCTCTCGCCTGTTGAACTCCAACCGTGTCCTCAAACTGCGTAGTCTGAGTAGTCGTGTTCTCCGCGTCGGTCGTGGGAAGCCTCTCAGATCGAGAGACCTCCCCCGTAGGCGCATCTTCTCCAACTTGACATTCGAACGATTTTTCAGCCGTAGTGGTGGATCCAGAATTTTTCTTAAACCTATAAGCAAAAGATTGCTTACAGATTGGCAGAAACTTCTGGGCACTCCTCCGCTTCGCCTTACGAACCGAACGCGAGTCGCCGAGCTGCGGAACGGTCTCGATAGGCCGATCCTCACCTCGAACTTGAGCCATCATATTGGTCCAGGCAACCTGCCCAACGGACGTGTCCATACTTTTGATCTTTGAATCGATCGTATCGTACGACAATCCCGTCCGAAGGCCAGCTTCCCTAAATATCTCTAGCCACTTACTAAACATTTCTCGCCCATGCATAGCAAATTCGACCAGAGCTCCCTCCATGCCAGCTCGTTCCGCCACCTCAAGGTCATCACCTTTGGTCCAGTACAGGGGCTGGATTATATCATCCACAGCCATTGGTGCGTACCACCATCCATCTCTTTTCAGAAACTTCCTCTTTAGGTACGTAACATCAGCCACAGGACAATAGTCCACCAACTCCCGCTTCTTGTCAGCCATGGTATAGACCATCCCGAATTCTGCCGCAACTTTTGCAACGTCCAACATGCTGAACTTAGACACCTCCTGTCTAAAGATCAACACATGGTCGTCACCAAAAGAACGCAAATTCCGAGCGATCTTTTTGAGCATCTCTATTCTCGCCATGCTGCCCCTTTCGGCCTTCCTCAAGCCTGTCACTGCCATGATAATATAGACAACAAAACAATTCGCCACAGTGGTCAAAAACCACCCTGACGCATTGCCACGCGTCTCGTACTTCACGTTATCAGCCAAATGGATCACATCAATCATGCTACGTTCAATAATGAATTTTGCACGAGAGCGATCAACATCGGTATACGCGCTTCCGTACCACTGAATGACACACGCAAGGAAAGCCTCTGAGAGCTGCTTGGGAATAGACCCATCCATGTTCTTGAAGTCACCGCAAATAGCGCATAACTTCGATACATCAGCACCAGCAATCAACCTGTTCACCATCACGTTCCAACTAGAACTAGTCGGATCGAGACCAAGATCAACAAAGCCATCATCCTGACGCCAACGCACCATCTCGTCAAAAAACGCACCAAACATCCTCTTAGCCACTAGAAGGTGGATGAAAGGAGCGCAATTGACGACGCGTGTCGTAAACACCGGAATAGATCCTTTCCACACCTTCTCACGAGGCAAACACTCATCCTTCAGTATATCAACAAACCAAAGAGGACAAGCATCAGTCTCATGGGTCGGTGAGTTCCAGACATCATCCAACATTGCGACCACGCCCTCACGGAATGACAGGACACCATCAGTGTCTGAAGCAATCCAGGGTCTCTTACCAAGCCCCGGGTGTTCCAAACAAAAAGGATATCCCGCCGATTTCGCTACATCCACAGGTCCAAGGTGATGATAAATACCACCACCCTGGAGAGCCTCCTGCCAAGTCAGTACCCTAGGGTTTCCCTTCGGAAGCCAACTCGATAGAAACTCCACCACTTCATGAACCTCTGGAACACTAGTCAGCACACGTTCCCGATAGTGCTTCTTCGCCAAAGCCTTGTCAAACACACATTCCTTCACTCCTTCAATGCGTGCTGGACACAACCTCGCCGGAGAACGCACCACCGGATGTCCCCACTTGTCGGCATACCTCTGTAATCCCGTAGGCCGCTTCTTGCTCTTGCTACCCGTCCGCACAACGAGAGAGCGAGGCATGATACCCTTAAAAATAAGGTTCTCACACTCCACTCTCTCGATGGGCCAACTTGCAGCATCGGCAATAACGGCTGGGACAACATCGGCCACACCTTCTCCGACCTGAGCCTCCATCTCCAAGGCACCAAATAATTCCCGCAAATCTTCTCTTGTCACAAAGACTCCAATTGCGGCGCTCACTCGATCCCCAGCAGCATGAATGCCCATGATCTTCGTCGTCAGCTTATTGTTATGAGTAACATAAACCGCCCCACAGTCACCAGGCACCGTCTTCAAGTTCACCAAGAACGAATGATGAGATTCATACTTTACAGTATTATCCCACCATTCATACTCAGTGTTCAATCGTACAGTAGGAGCCTGGCGAACCCATAGTGCGGGTTGTGCATTCAATCGAACAGCCAACATAGACACAGGGCATCCAGAACACAAATGAACTTGATCGTCAGAAACGAAGTGATCCACAATGTCCCGAACACCCATTCGAGACACCGGTATTCGTATCAACGCCACATCGGAACCCTCATCAACCGCAATCCTTAAATCGTCCCACTTATAAGAAACTTCGGTCTTACCAAGAATAGTAAGGCCGAATTTCTCAATAAGTGCAACGAAATGCAGATTGGTCAACAAGAAATCCTTTGTAACGAAGACACCGCCCATGATCGAGCTACCGGCCTTGACCCTAACAAGATTATGTTGGATCAAGTTCTCAATGTCGCAAACCGCATCACCAGCCTGCGACCTGTAGAAAGACCCCTTGACAGCACGCACCTGTCGACTTTTTCCCTTACCTTTGCCAGGTTTCAAACCATGTTCACGTTCACCGTACTCACTCTGAGCTACGTAAACGTCCTTGGTCCAAGACTTTAGGCCACGATAAGCAACAAAGCCGGCGAGCGCGAGTGCCAAAAGTACTCTTCCTCCACATGCCACACACGTCCGAAACCTTGAAACAAAGTACATCATCGAGTCTCTACCACTCAACAATGTAGCTTGTTTCAAGGCGTCGTAAGTGTTACTAGCACTAGTCAGCTGGTCGCGAACAACAGTAACTGGGACAGCATTTTGGACATCTTGATCAACATCCTCCACACCGTGCTGTTCCACGTCGTCCGCGTCCTCATCATCATCACTGTCATGCAGCACATGATCACCCTGCGTTACGAATTTCTCTGTCTTCAGCGGTACACCATCTTCTCCAGATCCTGGACCCTTGCCTTTAGCAAGAGCCACCGGACTGGGACACAGATGGGCACCACCTCTAGTAGGTCCGTAACTAACAGGGCGACCACGTCCCCGACCTCTCCCCCGCCAAGCGGGAGTCTTGAGAGTTATGTTGTTGTCCGTCACTGTATGCTCACCGCTTACCCCCTCCTGGGGAACAACAACACTACTCTTAGACTCCATCATAGCGGAAAAAAGTTCAGGTCCAACCTCTGTCAAGTGATCAACAAGACTTTGGTCGGGCTGTGGTCTCACGTCACGCTCCTTACACCGAATAGCCGACACCACCAACGCAGCGAATTGATTAAAATCAAGTCGCTTTGCTGGCAGTGGGGTTTCTTCTAAAGGATCACGCAACTCGTACACTCCTCTCTTGGGCACGTACACTAGGAGATCTCGACGTCTTTTAAACGCGTCTAACGACTGAATAACAGCATTCTGCGGGGTGACACCTCGCGGATTGTTGGTAGTCAGTATTATCAAACGCGCCTTAAAGTACGTCCCCATCTGCGCAGGATCGGCCATCGGCAGGCTGCAAGCCACAGGGTTTGCCAAATGGACAACTGTATTCATAGCATACGCTACCTCTTCAGGTAACGTAATCTGTGAAAAGTCATCCATCTGGTAAATCCTATGCTCACAGTACCCGTCGAAAAAGTCCCGACCCGGCGCCTTCTGATACATCTCTTCAGCAACATCTCTCCACTTCATCGCCGCACAGACCACCGTCGCCAACGCTATCAACGTCGTCGACTTCCCAACTCCCGTGGGACCATCAAGCTGCACCACCACTGGCTCAACTTTACTGGCCCCACCATTCTGGAATCGACTGATAAGAACGTAGTCCATCCTAACTAAACGCATCACATTACTGAAATGCGCTAGATAAGACGACCTATATTCCATCTCAGACAACTCCGAGAATCTTCTCGTGATCTCTCCACACAGCCTAAGGACTTGGTCCTGTGTGGTAACTTCACTGCAATGACTTCGTACATACCCCGGAGGGATACTCGAATACTCATCGCAGGCTCTCACCATGGCTCGATACGAATCCAATTGAACGCTGGTCGCGAACAACGGTTCCCCGAAACACATCTCATAGGCACCAGAGACAGCGTAAATAACAAACTCCCACAGGAAAGTAGTGGCGGAGGAAAAATCCTTCACCAACTTCCCCGCAAAGAGCACATTACGTACATGTGCAACAGAAACGGCATCATCGCGAACGTCACTAGGTGTCTTGGAATCCAAGATACCTAGAAACAATTCGCGAAGACGACCGAATACCGTCACAGCCTGTCCAACTTGAACAGAATACACCTTGCTACTTGTCACTCCATCTTTCTGACCCACGTCAGTAAAGACAGAAGCAATCACGTCATACACAGCACCTGGAATAGCACAGAACAACGAAAGTAACGGTCGCAAAAACTTGGTGATAACACCTGTAAGGATGTTAACACCAAGCTTCGCAGCCATTCCAATCACAGCAGACAACACAGCCACCGCAGCCACCACCTTACCAATCACCGCCAGTTCTCCTCCAACTAGCGATGAAAAGAAAGACGACAGCGACGTCAGCGAAGAAGTACACCTATCCAACACAGGACGAATCCCATCGTTGAACACACGCAAGACACCATCAGCCATTCCAGCAAGTGACTCCGCAGCAGCTCCAACCTTACGAAGGGTTGAGGCCGCCACAGGAGTCAGATCACTGAAATCTTCAGAAATAGACGCAGCAGCGTCGTGGACGGTAGGACCGCCCCCGAACACCATGCGCATCATCTGGACTTCGAATTCACGGCTAGCCATCGCAGTATATGCGAACGAAAAACCCCACAGAAAAAAGAAAGAGAATAGTAAACTACTCTCCTCCAAATCACTGAGAGGTTGATCATCCACACAACCAAGAATGTCAGCCGCAACTCGCAAGAATTCATCGTGTGACAACCCTCGCAACCTACGAATAGAATGGAGAAGACTTGACTCAAAGAATGCTTTCGCACCTTCCTCATCATCAAAGTCTTCGACAAACCGTTCGTAAGCCACAGAAGTCATCAAACCACTCCCACGCACACACGACTGCAGAAAAAACGTAAAGTTAGAAACTCCACGTTTAAACCACAACCGATCCGCAGAACTTGGATCGACGAAATGAGCAATCTCACAAAGGGCATAAATGGACACACTGTCCACCAACACCCGATCGAGACTACTACAATCGCCAACAGCAACACCATTCAACAAAGTTGAGTCACCGGAAGCACAAGGCCCCGATGGAATGCACACAGCCGGAATGAAAATAGGACTTGAAGAGTCCCCAACATCCGTACCATGGCCCCCATCAGGAAAACCACTGCTACCAACAACACCAACTCCGCCGTCTAGCGAAGCCTCAGATTGGCACCCAAAGGGTGCAAGGTTCTGGACAACCTCCACAAGCTTGAGAGAGCTTGCAGAACTCCGCGACGTAACAACGTCACTTCCCGGGAACTTACCCCCGGGCATGGTACGCGCTGCAAAAGCAGCACTTGTGGGATATAAACCTCCCACCAGGGTCTCAGTCGACGTGCTTGTCGACTGGCTGGCAGAGTACTCACCCCCTGCCGGGGTCCGCGCTGACGCTCGTGCGTCAGCACTTGCGGGGTATAAACCCCCCGCCAGGATCTCAGCAGCCGCAGCTGCTGGTGCTAAGGTTCCCGTAGG